CAAGATGTTTACTTGAAATTATAACAATTGTTGAGTAGAAAAGTAGGGTGCTAAAGTTAAAGAATATATAGACTTTAGATAATTCACTTTATGGTATATTCAAAAACCATACCTGCTAGTAAATGCAATGTCAGCATTTGCAACACTTTCAAATTCAGGCAATCCCCTAAAGCTAATGAATACTAAGTTAATAAAGTAATTTATTAATGGCTCAGAACTAGAGAACTGAGAGATAGTAACAAGTTCATAGATATATGGGTAAGCGCTGAGCAAAGTTCTTGGGATAAATTTTATCATTAAAACCAAGAATGAAGTCCAGAGACTATAAGGAAGTGGGTCTGAGAAATGTGATAAGTTTCTAAGAAGATCTAAGATATAGTCCACACAGTATGGAAACATATTGATTAATGTGAACAGGTAATCCTCAAATAACTTTTTGAAGAAAGAGTTGAAAAGCGGTTTGCTTTAGATAAGTGGATAATCTAAAGGGAAAGCAATTAGTCTCCACAACATATTTTTAAATGTTATGACGACCGCTATGTGAAGCATGAGACTTCGCGACACTATCAAACTGATCTGGAAACTCCTAAAATTTATGTTACTAAATATTATTAGAAATAATAAAATGGCCAAGACTGAACCTTGGGTAAAGTAAAAATACATAAAATATATGGAAAACCAGCAGCCAAGATCTTAAATAAACTATTTAAATAGTTTATAAAGATTGCAGTTCAACGACTAGATGTTAGTGGGTTTATTAAAAAGTAATAAGCTTAAGGTATAGTCTAGCCCCCTAGAGAAATTTAGGGGTATAAGCGTCTTCAAGGTCAAGTCTGCAACTTACGGCCTTTAAAAGTAACTCATAAAGAGAGTTGCTAGTTCCTAATGAATAGGAGCAACACTGTCAAATTGCGGGAATATCCTAAAGGTGACAAATTTTTATAATTTTACTTAAAGAAATAACCAATAAATATATGATATTAAATGAAGACTTGCATAACTTGTAAAAAAGAAAAAGACATTAGCGAATTTCCAAAAGATTCATCAAAAAAAGATGGATTAAGACCAGAATGTAAACCATGTAAGAGTATTGGAGATAAAAAATGGCGCGAAAAAAACAAGGAAATTAAAAAGAAAAAGGATAAGGAATATTATGAAGCTAATGCAGAAATGATTAAAGAACGAACTAGAAAATGGTGTTCTAATCCAACAAGAAAAGAAAGAAGAAAAGTACTAGATTATGCAAATAGAGAAAATAGAAATAAACTTGATAAAGAAAGACGAAATAATGATATATCATATAATTTAAAATGTTTAATATCCGGCAGAATTAGAACTGCTTTAAAATCTAAAAAAGAATTTAGATCAATTGAGTATCTAGGTTGTACTATTTTAGAATTTAAGAATTGGATAGAATATCAATTTGATGAAAATATGAACTGGGAAAATCAGGGAATATATTGGCATTTAGATCATGTTAAACCATGTGCTTCATTTAACTTCAATGATAAAGAAGAAATAAATGAATGTTTTAATTGGCAAAATGTGAGACCTTGTGAAAAATTTGAAAATATTTCTAAAGGTGATAAAATAATGCCTGAATTGATAAATGATCATAAAAAATTGGTTAAAAAATATAAAGTAAAATTAGAAAAAGAGCGTACTAAGGATTTATTGTAAAATAAATCTGGCCAAGATAGGAACTTGGATATAGTAACAATCGCGCACATATTAATGGACAATCCGCAGCCAAGTGAAAATATATAATTTATTTTCATGCTGTTCAGAGACTAAATGTCAGTGGGTTAATACGAATTAACTTAAGATATAGTCCAACCGATATGGAAACTTATCGGATGTGTATATCGCAGACATACAAACTTTTCCATGGAAACTGTCGAAATACCAGTCGACAACTTATCTCCAGGATCAAGATTCCAATTACAAATACCAAGAACCGGAGACTTAGCTGGCAGAATGTACCTCGAAGTAGGTGTACCAGCAGTAACAGGAGATCAACTCCCATACTCCGCTGATCCAATCCAAAACACCAAGGTTGCTTGGGTAAGAAGATTAGGACACGCTTTAGTCAACAGTGTTGAATTAGACATTGGTGGCTCCAACATTGACAAACACTTTGGTGTCTGGTTAGATGTTTGGTATGAATTAACACACACCGTAGAACAAGAAAGAGGCTACGGCTCAATGGTCGGTGATGTAGCCGATTTAACTACATTAACTGGTGCAACAGCAGAAGCTGGATCATCCGGATATGGATCATCAGCTGAAGTCGTATTACCAGCTCACCAAATGTACATTCCTCTTCAATTCTGGTTCTGCAGAAACACTGGTTTAGCATTACCATTAATTGCCTAAATTGTTTGGGCTGAAAAGCATCATTCTAATCGAATGTTCTAATAAGATTAGAAAATAAATTTTGTGGAAGAACTATTTTGTTATTTAATTTAGATTAAATTAACAAAAATAGGAATTGTTTATTTAATTTTAAATTAAATAAATAATTCCTATCATATTTTAAAATGATAAGCCACAGATGCTAGTAAAATATAAATATCAATCCCCACCACCCATATAACAATTGGATTGAGATTGATATATTATATTTTGCAACAAAGTCAAATTGCGGGAAAATCCTAAAGCTTTATATACCAAGGATTTATTGTAAAATAAATCTGGCTGAGATAGGAACTCAGAGATGGTAACAATTATAAATATATATGGATAATCCGCAGCCAAGTTATTACAATTGTAATAATGCTGTTCAACGACTAAATGGCTTTGGGTTGATAATAATATCAGCTTAAGATATAGTCTAGACCCTAGCAGTATAAAAACTGTTTATAAATACTCCGAAAGGGGGGGTATAATCGTACAATACCATGAAGTAAGACTTTACGTTGAATTTAACGATGTATCATCATTAGTAGTATGGTCCGGAGCAGCTGCCCCAGATATGTCAAAGATTCAATTCGAAGATTGTGGTGTATTAGTTGAATACATCTACTTAGATTCTGAAGAGAGAAGAAGATTCGCTCAAGTCGGCCACGAATACTTAATTGAACAAGTACAATTCCCAGGCCAAGCCAACTTGAACTCTGTAGGCTCCAGCTCTACATTCAACTCTCAAAAATTCAAAATGGACTTCAACCACCCATGCAAAGAAGTAGTCTTTGCCTTAAAATCTGGTGCCTTCAGTGGACAAGCCCTTAAATCATCATTATTAGGCAACCGTGGAAGATTCTTAACATACACCAACAAATCAGATGAAAATTCCTGGGACTCTGCAGTTGACTATGCCGCAAGAAACTTAGCAAACGGCATGGTTGTAGTTAAAACAACTTCACCAGGATCAAATTGGACTCGTATTGTATTACTTGGATCAGCTAATATAGGAATTGGTTCAACTGGATCAGTAACACAAGTTGTCGGTTCTACAACATGGAACTTTATTATAACAAATAATGGAGGAGCTGCAATTACTGAAGAAAATTTACCACTTTGGGTTTTAAATGATGGTGGATTAACTAAAAACGGTCAAGGATTAGCAAATAGCGTTCAGGAAGTTACTGTTGCAATTACAGTAACTGATGCAACAGGTAATACAGTTGTAGGAATTAGTAATTCATTTGGTGATGATGTATCAGCCGGTACAACTGCACAATACTTACCAACTGATTGCTTAGTTGTAAGCAACCACACCTTAAACTTAACTGATATATCTGTACCAGTAGAAGACTTTGTTGATACTCGTGCACATGTAGAAGTTGGTGATGCTATTAACCCATGGGATGTAACAGTTGTTCAACCAAGCAACTATGGTTTAAGATTAGATGGTGCTGGTAACCCAGTTCAAACTGGTAACATTACATTAAACGGCCATGACCGTTTCTCTGTTGAAGATGGTGATTACTTCAACTACTATCAACCATTACAACACCACACTAGAACACCAGCTGATGGTGTTAACGTCTATTCATTCGCCTTACACCCAGAACAACATCAACCATCAGGCACATGCAACATGTCAAGAATAGACTCTGCCTACTTAGTATTGAAATTTGTAGACAGATTAAGAGAAAACTCTGATATAAAATTAGACTACACAACAGACTCAGTATTCTATATCTTTGCATTAAATTACAATGTATTAAGAATTATGAGCGGTATGGGGGGTCTCGCTTACTCCAATTAAATATTTGGTGACCTACAAAGCGACCTACATTTATATATTATATTTTTATTCTTAATCATAATAATTTTATTTAATAAATAA